TCTTAGTTTTAAGACGATTAAGCAAAGATTATGAACAAGCCATGTTGGAAAGAAATCCTAGCAAAGCCTATCAAATAGCCCATGATTTAGTCGAAATGGCACTCAAACTCCAAGATATTGCTAATGAAAATCAAAAAGTTTGATCAAATTCTGCATGACCAATACGATCCTCCAGCTCGCAAAGCTGTGTCGGATTGGATCAAAATGAAATGGGGTCTAGATGCCAAAGACAATCCTGACATTTATGGAACTGACCTAATTGTTTACCGAGATGGTGAACCAGTAGGCTTTGCAGAAGTAGAAGTCAGGTCTTGGTTTCCAAGCTGCCCATATCCTACTATTCATGTGCCTGTTCGCAAAAAGCATATGCTTGAAGCGCCTAAGACTTTGTTCTTTGCGCTTACGCAAAACATGACTCATGCTTACTGGATCAAAGGTGAAAAGGCTTTAAGTCATCCACAATGGCAAATGAAAGATGATACGAAAGACGAGCTTTACTATGATGTTCCAATAAAATTGTTTAAATTCGTGGACTTAACTGAGCCTTTTTGATGACCAAAGCTGAAAAAGAAAAATATGCTCAACTCGCAAGACTTGGATGTATTTTGTGCAGACAGAACGATGTAAAGAATATGGATGACTCACCAGTTGAGATTCACCATATAAGGCGCTTTGGTCAGACTAGGAACAGCTCTGAGGCAATTCCACTTTGTATGTGGCATCACAGACTAGGAAATCATTCGGTGCATAGCTTAGGTCATAAGGGATTTGCTAAATATTGGGGTCTGTCTGAAGAAGATCTTTTGGAAAAGACAAAGGAATTGCTTGAGTTACGCTAAAAGAACTGACAATAACCATTCAGAAATTGTCAAAACATTACGGCAATTAGGATGCTCTGTATTTGATACAAGCAGAGTTGCTGGTGGCTTTCCTGATCTCGTAGTAGGCCGTAACAAAATTACTTGCTTGGTTGAAATTAAATCAGGAGAAAAGAAAAAACTTACTTCAGCTCAAGAGCTTTTTATGATGAACTGGAGAGGATCAGCAGTTGTTCGAATTAATGATATTGATGGTGCAATTCGCTTAGTTAAACTACTTGACAACCATAGTGGATAAGCGAAAATAAAGCCTCTAATCCCATTTCTATAGGAGAAATAACATGGGCAAAATGGATTCTATGAGTGGAGTTCCCTCTACAACTGGCGCTAAAGCTCCAGCTAAAGCAGCTTCATCTGATAAAACTGGTGAGCGCATGGTTAAGCGCAACAATGGTGTAGGCATGGGCATGGAAGATGCTACTGGCAAAGACAACCAGTTCAATACTGGTAAGACTGCTGGCATTTGCTACACTCATAAGCGTGGGTGCTGCTAAAAAGCGAAATCCCCTAGCGTGAAGGTTCTAGGGGATCTCTAACCAAGCAACTATCGGAGAAGTTGAATGGCTGATTTAAATTCTAAAGAGAGCTGTAATTCCTGTAAATTTTTTCTTTCACAAGAAAATGACTTTATGGGAAGTTGCAGAAGATTCCCTACATTCCAAAACAGGCATGGAACTGAATGGTGTGGGGAATTTGTCGTTGTTCCTCCAAATCCTGTCTTTGAAACAATGATTCAGGATATTGAGATTGCTATCCAAACCGATCCTAAAGAAAAGCGTAAGCGGATCATGGAAGAAGCAGGAAACATAGAACCCAAGCCTAGAGGCAGACCAAAGAAGGTGGTCGAATGAAGCTCAAACCTTTAGCAGATAAGATCGTTGTAAAACCTCAAGAACGGCTAAAAAGCTCCATTATTGAAGTCGTAATGTCAGAGCAACCCAATATGGGAACTGTCGTAGCGATAGGCCCTGGCAAACTCATCAAAGGTCGCAGACAAGAAATGCCTGTGGCAATTGGTGATTTTGTTCGCTATGGAACTATGGGAACTGACGAATACCTTAAATACTTTGAATACATAGAAGATGGTGAGCGTTATTTAGTCATGAGTTGGCAAGATGTCTGCTTTATTGAGGAGAAATCAAATGCAATGGCTTGAAATCATTACAGTTTTTCTTTTTGGTGTAATTGTTAGTATCATTTTTGACAAGATTTGGAAAAATCACAGACGAAAGGATCAAGAAATGGCAACTAAACCTGGCTTATATGCCAATATCGCTGCAAAAAGGGAACGGATCGAAAAGCAAAAGGCTGAAGGCAAACCAGTTGAGAGGATGCGTAAGCCTGGCACTAAAGGCGCTCCAACAGCAGCAGCTTTCAAAGCAGCAGCCAAAACAGCGAAGAAGAAATAATCATGGCTACCAAAAAACATGACAAACCCATTCCTCGCAAAACGACAGGAAAAGACAAGACCTATAACCCTACAGAAAAGGGAGCTGGAATGACAGCTAAAGGTCGAGCTGAATACAACGCTAAAAACAATGCGAATCTAAAGCCTCCTGCTCCAAATCCTAAGACCAAAGCGGATGCTGGTAGAAAAGCCTCGTTTTGTGCAAGGATGGAAGGAGTTGTCAAAAAAGCGAAAGGCCCTGCTGAACGAGCCAAAGCATCACTCAAGAACTGGAACTGCTAAATGCCTCTGAAAAAATCATCCTCCCCTAAAGCATTTGAATCTAATTTAAAAGCTGAGTTGAAGGCAGGAAAGCCAAAAGCTCAAGCTCTCGCTATCGCCTATTCTGTAAAACGAGAAGCATCAAAGAAACCAAGTAAAGGAAAAAAATGAGCATTACATTAAAAGACTTAGAAATCAAGGAAGTAGAATTTATTTTGGCAGCTCTCTCCAAAGGAGAATATAGCCTTGTTGCTCCTTTAATTGATAAGATCAAAGTCCAAGCTATTCCTCAGGCTCATGCGATTATGCAAGCGGAAGCTGATGCAAAAGCTCAAGAATTGGTAGAGAATACGCAAAAGACTACTGAAGAAGCAAAATGAGCGAAATAAAACAAGACTCTCCAACTCTTAACTTGAACAGCTCCTTGGTTAATTCAAGAGGAGAACTTGTTGTTGCAAATCCTGTAGGCAGACCAACGCAATACGATCCTTCCTTTTGTGAGAAGGCTATCGAGCTTGGATCTAAGGGTAAATCCCTAGAACAGATCTCAGGTGCATTGGGCATTACTTACAGGACTTTGTGTAATTGGCGAGATGAACATGAAGAATTTTTTCATGCCTTGGAGGAAGCCAAAGTCAGAGAGATGATTTGGTGGGAAGAACACGCTCAAGCCTACCTTGTAGAGCATAAGGATGGGGATCGTTTGAATGTTGGTCTATGGTCTAGATCAATGGCAGCGAGATTCCCTAAAAAGTATTCAGAGCGTATCAAGCAAGAGCTAACTGGAGCTGAAGGCGCTCCATTACTCAAAGGTGTAGAGATTAGCTTTGTAGAGCCTAATGCAAGCCGATCAGAAGATTAAGGATGCGGTTTCTAGGATAAGATTTCCTAAGAAATTTGAAGCACTTTTTAAGCCTGAAAAGACTCGCTATCGCATATTCTATGGTGGGCGAGGAGGCGCAAAGTCATGGTGTTTTGCTAGGGCATTACTGGCTAAAGGCACTAAAGAGCCTATGCGTATTCTGTGTGCTAGGGAATTTCAGACCAGTATCAAGGATTCGGTTCATAAGCTGTTATCTGACCAAATCTATGCCTTGGGCATGGAGTCCTTTTACGAGATTACTCAAACAACGATCCGAGGCATTAATGGAACTGAGTTCATCTTTGCAGGGATCAAGAACAATACCAATAACATCAAGTCCATAGAAGGTATCGATATTTGTTGGGTGGAGGAGGCTCAATCTGTATCGGCTAATAGCTGGAATGTGCTGATTCCTACCATTCGTAAGCAAGACTCAGAGATTTGGGTCAGCTTTAATCCTGAGTTGCCTACAGACGAAACATGGAAACGCTTTGTGGAGAATCCTCCTGAAAGCTCTGTAGTCGTAAAGGTGAACTGGAATGACAATCCTTGGTTTCCTGAAACCCTTAACTTGGAGCGCTTATCCCTTAAATCTAGGGATTTGGCAGCCTATAACAATGTGTGGGAAGGCACTACAAGGAACACAGTTGATGGAGCTGTCTTTGGCAAAGAGATGGATCAGGCTGAGTTGGAAGGTCGGATTACCAATGTTCCATATGATCCATCCAAGCCTTGCCATGCGGTCTTTGACCTTGGTTGGGCTGACAATACAGCTTGCTGGATTATTCAATATGTCGGATTTGACATCCGAGTGCTAAGGTATTTTGAGGATAACCAAAAGACCATTCAGCATTATTTGAGCCTAATGCAAACATTTGGTTACATTTATGACACCATTTGGCTACCTCATGATGCTGCTGCCAAGTCATTAGGAACAGGCAAATCCATTGAGGAAATTGTCAGAGCGACAGGACTAAAAGTGCAGATCCTTGATCGAGTTCCTGTTACAGACTCAATAAACGCTGCAAGAACAATATTCCCAAGATGTTATTTTGATAGAAAAAATACAGAAGAAGGTTTAAACTGTTTAAGACATTATCGCTATGATGTTGATGAGCATGGAACTTTTAGCCAAAAGCCGTTACATGACATCTATTCTCATGGTGCTGATGCGTGGCGGTATATAGGATTAATGGTAAATGAGCCTAAGAAAAGGCAACCAGTTAAACAAACTTATGCTCCAGCAGGGAGTTGGATGGGATAGATATGGCAAATTATCAAGATCAGGATATTGGCGAAGATAGCCGTATTAATGAAGCTAAAAAATTTCTAGATCTTTGCAATACTGTTGATTCTAACAATCGAGCTGAAGCTCTTGACGATGTAAGGTTTTGTGCTGGTGATCAATGGCCTGTCGATGTGCAAAATAGCCGAGTCCTAGAATCTAGACCTTGCTTGACGATCAATAAGATAGACGCTTATGTTCGTCAAATCTGTAACCAAATCAGACAACAAAGACCTCGCATTAAAGTGCAAGGCATGAACAATGAAGCAGATGCTAAATTAGCTGAGATTCTAAGTGGTGTTTGCAGACATATCGAGTATCAATCTTCTGCTGATGTAGCTTATGACACAGCCGTTGAATATGCAGTAAAGATGGGTTGGGGTTATTTCCGAATCATGACCGATTACATTTCGGATGATTCGTTTGAACAAGAAATCTACATTAGACCAATTGATAACCCTTTTACAGTCTATTTTGATCCCAATTCACAGCTTCCTGATGGATCGGATGCAGAGCGTTGCCTGATCACTACTGTTGTCAGTAAAAAAACCTTTAGAGCGATGTATCCTGGCAAAGATGATGGTCAAGGATTTACCAATCGTGGAACTGGTGATTCGGATGCTGAATGGGTAACTAAAGAAGATGTTCGGATTGCCGAATACTTTTACACAGTCAAAACTCCTACAAAATTAGTGCTTTTGTCTGATGGAACTAGCGTTTTTGAGGATGAGTTGCCAAGCAAAGAGGCTCTTGAAGAAGCAGGAATTACCATCATTGAGCGTAGAGATACATACAAGAAGCAAATCAAGTGGTGCAAAGTAACTGCTATGGAAGTGCTTGAGGAAGGTGATTGGGCTGGCAAATACATTCCGATTGTTCCTGTCTATGGTCAATCTTGCATTATTGATGCAAAGCACAAGAAATTTGGCTTAGTCCGAATGGCTAAAGATCCTCAGCGTATGTATAACTATTGGACTACAGCTTTGACTGAATCCGTAGCTCTTGCTCCCAAAGCAAAATGGCTGTTGGCTGAAGGTCAAGACGAAGGACATGAGAACGAGTGGGCGCAAGCCAATATTAAGGCGATGCCTGTATTGCGTTACAAGCAAACAGACACAGAAGGCAGAATAGCTCCTCCTCCTACTCGTTTACAACCTGAGCCTCCTCCTGCTGGTATCGTTACAGCTACTCAAGGCATGAGCAATGACTTAATGACTGTCGTAGGTATTTATGATCCAAGTCAGCTCCCACAAGGAAACATCTCAGGCAAGGCTTTAGCTGGTCAGCAACAGCAAGTCGATATGGTGAACTTCCACTATTACGACAATTTGACTCGCTCTATTGCCTATTGTGGTCGCATCATTCTTGATCTGATTCCTAAGATTTACGATACCGAAAGGGTTATGCGGATTATTGGAGCTGATGAAAAACCTGAAATCGTTACCCTAAATCAGCGAGTTACCGATGAGCAAGGAGTTGAGCGAATCCTCAATGATGTATCTGTTGGTCGCTATGATGTAGTCATGGATACAGGGCCTGGCTTCTCAACCAAGAGAACCGAAGCTGTCGAAAACATGATGACTTTGCTTGCTGCCGATCCTAATTTGATGCAGACAGCAGGAGATCTAATTTTCCGAAACATGGACTTCCCTGGCGCTGAAATTATTGCTGATCGTTTAGCTGCTGCTAACCCACTTGCTCAAATTGACGAGAAATCCGATATTCCTCCTCAAGTTCAGATGCAGTTGGCACAATCTCAACAAGTTATTCAGCAACTCCAACAAGAGAAGCAAATGTTGGCTATGGACATCAAATATGGCGCAACGATGCAACAAGCCAAAGAAGATGCTCATACCAAGCGCACTCTTATGGAAACTACTGCTAGAGCCTATAACACTCAGACAATGGCAGAAGTTAGGGTCAATGACCAAAATACTAGGTCAATTACGAGCCAAAACAAGACTGAGATTGATGCGATTGTTAAGCTACTTATTGCCAATCTTGACACAAGACAACTGGAAGCTGAGATTGAGCGTAGGAATGAGGAGCAATTTGCTTATGCAAGGGAAGCTGCTAGGGATATAGGACATGAATCCAATCCTTTAACTAGCCAACCAGCAACTCCTATTCCTATGCCTCCACAGCAACAAGTTCTAGAACCTATGCAACCTCAACCAATGCAACAACCTATGCCACAAGGAGTCCAATAATGCCTTTAGTAACTAGCGAAAACAGAGAGCAATTCATCAAGTCAGAAATGGCTAAAAAGGCTGGAAAGCCAAAATATGATGAGCCTGATTATGACAAAATGAGTTCTGGAGCTAAAGAATTAGCGCTTCATGCTGATAACGATCAACACTTATATCGCTCAAGTCATATTCCAATTGTCAAAAACTTACAAAAGAAAATGAAAAAGGGTGAATATGAGCAAGATAAAGCTCGTAAGTTATGGGGATACCATGCAGATCGAGCAGCTCAGTCGTATCACAAAGAGCATGGAACTCCTGATACACCTTGGCACAAAATGTTTTCACCATCAGAGCGTAGAGAAGCAGCTCATCATTTTGAAAGTGTTCATAGAGAACAAGTTGAAGATGATTCAAACTTTAAATAATATTGTTTTAAATAAGTTTTAGTGGTAAAAATGAACTGTTGTAAACCTACCAATGGGTTCATTGGGTAAAAATCTTGAGGATCACTCATGTCAGAAGCACAAGCTGTAGAACAGCCAAAAACGGCTGGAAATGTAGTAACAAGTGAAAATTTAGCTGAATGGACTATGAATCGTCTTGGTTTAGCTACCGAGGAAGCTCCTGTTGAGGCTGAAGCAGTTGAGGAAACTCCTGAGTCAGAGCCGATAGTTGATGCTGAAGGTGAGAGTGAACAAGAGTCAGAGCCTGAAGCGAAAGTAACAGAGGAACGGAAACAAAATCCTAAACTTGAAAAGCGGTTTTCAGAGCTAACTAAAGCTCGTAAATTGGCAGAAGAAAACGCTGCTAAGGCACAAGCTGAAAAAGAGGCTTTGGAAGCTAGACTTAGGGAATACGAAGAACGGAACGCTCCACAGCAAAAAGTGGAAGATCCAATCGGAGCAGAACCTAGGGCAGACCAGTTTGATGATGCTTTTGAATATGCAAAGGCATTAGCGGAATGGTCAGCAGAAAAAGCGTTATATGACAGGGATCAGCAAGAAGCGGTTCGCAGAGCTGAAGAAGAACGCTCCAAAGTCTTAAAAACTTGGGGTGAAAAACTAGCTAAAGCAAAGCCAAATCTTCCTGATTTTGATGAAATTATTGAATCTACTCAAGTCGTTGTCAGCAACGAAGTAAGGGATGCAATTATTGAATCGGATGTTGGGCCTGAAATTCTTTACCATTTGGCTAATCTAGATGAAGAAGAAGCTAAGAAGTTCCAATCATTACCTATCCCAAAAGCGCTTAGAGAGATTGGGAAATTGGAGGCTAAATTCGAAAAGCAAGCGATTGCTGAAGAAAAGCCTGTAAGTAAGCCTGTTACTCAGAAGTCTAAAGCTCCTGCTCCTCTCAGTCCTATAAAGGCTACTGGAAGTGCAATGGAAACACCTATTGGCTCAGATGGTGAGTTTCATGGGTCTTACCAAGCATGGAAAGCAGCTCGCAAGGCAGGGAAGATCAGGTAAACCATAATTTCTTCTTTAAGGAAAAGAGAAAATGAGTAATACCTTATTAACCATTAGCAAGATCACCAACGAAGCGTTGATGGTCTTGGAAAACGAATTAACTTTTACATCTGAAGTAGATCGTAACTATGATGATCAGTTCGCTGTAGTTGGTGCAAAGATTGGTAACACAGTCAATGTTCGCAGACCTGGTCGCTTCATTGGAACGACAGGCCCTGCCTTGAATGTTGAAGATTTCAATGAAACTTCAGTTCCTGTAACCCTCTCAACCCAGTTCCATGTGGACACACAGTTCACTACTCAGGACTTGGCTTTGAGCTTGGATATGTTCTCTGATCGTGTTCTAAAGCCAGCAGTTGCAGCTATCGCCAACAAGATTGACCTTGATGGTTTAACAATGGCTAAAAATGCTACTTACAACACAGTCGGAACTGCTGGAACTCCTCCAACTGGTCTTATCACCTTCTTAAACGCTGGTGCTTACCTTGATTCTGAAGGCGCTCCTCGTGATGGTCGTAGATCTTGCATCATTGATCCATTCTCAAGCGCAACCATTGTTGATAGCTTGAAAGGTCTTTTTGTTCCTCAAGAAGCTATTGGTGAGCAATATCGCAAAGGCTTGATGGGTCGTGATTCTGCTGGTATGAACTGGAAGATGGATCAGAACGTGGTCAATCAGACCTATGGTAATTTCGCTGGAACTGCTACTTGCAACGTAACCACAGCTACTGGTTTCTTGACAAGTGGTTGGGCTTCTTCTGCAAACATTACCTTGACTTTGACCAATACTGTTAGCTTGAACCAAGGTGATACCTTCACTATTGCTGGTGTATTCGGTGTAAACCCACAGAATCGTCAGTCTTACGGCAAACTGCGTAATTTCGTAGTTAATACTGCCGTTAGCGGAACTGGTGGAACTATTACTGTCAATGTATCTCCTGCTCCTATTTCTGCTGGTCAGTTCCAAAACATCAGCGTAACTAGCTCAGGCGCACAAGCAGTAACCTTTTTCAACAGCTCAGGTGTTACTAGCCCACAAAATATCATCATGCATCGCAATGCCTTTACTCTCGCAGTAGCGGATCTTGAGTTGCCTGAAGGTGTTCATTTTGCTGGTCGTGCAAGCGACAAAGAAATCGGTCTGTCTATGCGTGTAGTTCGTCAATACACCATCAACAATGACTCGATTCCTACTCGTCTAGATGTTCTTTATGGTTGGGCCCCACTCTATCCTGAGTTGGCTTGCCGTATTGCATCTTAATTAATTGGATAAAGAAAGGAACTAATTATGTCTAATCCAGGCCCAGCATCAACAGTAACCCCAGTCTATCTATTCAACGGCAATGCTGCTGATGGTGTAGCACTAGGTATCGCTGGCGGTAAAATCGGCTTTTATGGCGAAACCCCAGTTGTTCAAGCATCTGCAATTACCACTTTGGCAACAACTCCAACTACTGCTGAAACAGTAGCTGCTGTTAATGCCTTAATTACTGCATTGAAAAATGTAGGTATTACTGCTTAAAAATGTAGTAAATATGAAAGCTCACTCCCAAAAGGGGTGGGCTTTTTCTTTTGTGAAGGGAAGAAATGAAACACATAATGATTGCTATTCCTGCATATACAGGAGTAGTTCACATGGGAACTTTACGCTCCCTAATGACAGATTTAATAGACTTAATTAAGCGTGGAGATCGGTTTACGCTTGTAGATGACATAGGAAATGCCTTAATTGCAGACTGTCGTGGTGTGATAGTTACCAATTTTTACCATTCTGATTGTGATGAGCTTGTTTTTATAGACTCTGATGTAACTTGGGAAAAAGGTGCTTTACTAAAGCTAATAGATCATCCTGTTGATTTAGTCGCTGGTATCTACCCAATTCGAGCAGAACCCCCTAGATACAATGTTCGATACCTTGATAAGCCTGAATTATGGGCTGATCCTAATACAGGCTTACTTGAAGTGGAATGTGTTCCTGCTGGATTTATGAAAATCAGCAGAAATTGTGTTGAAAAGATGATAAAAACTTACTCAAACCAATATTTCCACAATGAATCTAAGACCAAAGAGTTTTACCCATTATTTGATTACTTTGTAGATGAAGAAAAAAAATATAAATGGGGAGAAGATTATTCTTTTTGTATAAGATGGAGAAAAATAGGTGGTCAAGTATGGATTGATCCTGAAATCGGAATGGGTCATATTGGACTGAAAGTTTTTGAAGGACACCTAGGAAATTATTTGCGAAACCGATAATATAAGATTAAACTTGAGTAGCCTTTAAACCCCCTAAAAGGAGCAAAAATGACTTCAAATACTAAAGCCGTAGGTGTAGCTTACGCAGATCCAAAATTAGACAGCATTACCCTAGCAACTGGTTTAGTTGAAATTTTATCGCTAGATATTGCTATTACTGACAATGTAACCACTACTACAGCTCCTGCTAACAGCCTAGCAGTTACTTCTAACGCTACTGGAACTGGCAAATTGTGGATGTCTGATGGTTCTAAATGGCAACAGCTTGCTGCTATCTAAGGACAAATCATGTCTAATACTATCGTTTTGCGATTACAAGCGCAGACA